ATGGAGGGCGCAACCGGAGAAAAAGGGGTAAAGACGGAAAGTCCTGGGGGCTATTTCAGAAGGCCGGCGGGGCGCCGGGTCCTTTTGCGCGAGCCCGAGGTCTGCGCAGAGTGCAACAGGGTCTTCGTCAGTCTGTACGCGCTGAGGTCGTGCGCCGACCATTCAGGCCTCGAAGAGATATAGGGGGACTCTCGCGTGTGGGGATCGACTGGGACGGAGTGAAGAAGGATTACGAGTCGGGGACGGAGTCACAGAGGAAGCTGGCGGAAAAATACGGGTGCAACTCCGCCAGCATACGCAGGAAGGCCAGAAAGGACGGCTGGGAACGGAAAAAAGCCGTGAGAGCGTCCGCACCGTTTGAAAGGGAGGCGCTGGCGTTGCCGGGAAGCCACAGGAGCTTCTGGCTGGGCGTCGAGAAAAAACTTGCGAGCGGGCTCAAGACAAAGGACCTCAAAAAGGGGCTCGAGGAGCTCAAGGTGGCGAAAATGGCGGGCGAGGTCATCTCCGGCATGATAAGGAGCAAGAGGCTCGAGCTCGGCATCGAGGAAGCCGGAGCGGAAAAGGGAATAGATGAGGCAGGGGAGATTGCCGGCGAGATGGCACGCGTTACGGCCTCATCCGGAACAGAGGAGGCTGTGGACTGAGGCGAAGAGGTTCGCTGTAGTCCCGGCGGGGAGAAGGAGCGGCAAGACGGAGATGGCAAAGAGGAGGCTCGTCGTAGGCCTCCCCGATAAAAAGCCCTGGGCCGACCCGAGGTACTTCGCAGCCGCGCCTACGAGGGAGCAGGCGAAGAGGGTCTACTGGAACGACATCAAGGCCCTCGTGCCGCAGCAGTGGGTCAAGAAGGTCTACGAGACAGACCTGTGCCTGACGACGAAGCAAAAAAGCGAGCTCTGGGTCCTCGGCATGGACCGCCCGGAGCGAATAGAAGGCACTCCGTGGGACGGCGGCGTGCTCGACGAGTACGCCAACATGAAGCCCGACGCATGGACTGCGAACATAAGGCCGGCCCTGGCCGACAGGGCGGGCTGGTGCTGGTTCGTGGGAGTGCCGGAGGGGCTCAACCACTACAAGGAGCTCGCCGACTACGCCCTGTCGGGTAAGGACGCAGACTGGGGCCTGTACAGGTGGAACTCCGCCGAGATACTCCCGGCCTCCGAGATAGAGGCCGCCCGGCGCGTGATGGACCCGAGGACCTTCAGGCAGGAGTTCGAGGCGAGCTTCGAAGGCTCCAACGGGCGCGCGTACTACGCGTATGACTCGTTGAAGCACGAGGACGCTTCGATCCGCGTGAACGAAAAACTCAAGCTCCTCGTCTGCTGCGACTTCAACGTCGGCCTCAGCGTCTGGGAGGTCGTGCAGGTGGCCGAGGGGCGCGTGCTCGTCGTCGACGAGCTGGCATTGAGGGACACGAACACGCTCGAGATGGGCAGGCTCCTCGTCTCGAAGTACGGCTCTCACCCCGCGGGCATCGCTGTCTACGGCGACTCCGCCGGGATGAACAGGTCGACCGCGGGAAAGAGCGATTACGCCATATTGCACGAGCTGGGCCTTCGCGACCAGAGGATAGCGAGGGCAAATCCTCCGGTCAGGGACAGGGTGAACTCGGTCAACGCCCTCCTCGAGAACACCGACGGTAAGGCGAGGCTCTTTCACCACAGCGCGTGCGCTCACTTGAGGAAGGACTTCGAGACAATCGAGTGGCTCCACGCAGGAGCGGGGCTCGACAAGTCGAACCCGGACAGGACCCACGCCTCTGACGCGATCGGGTACTTCGTCGAGCGCGAGTACCCGTTGAGGATAGACAGGCCCGACCCAGGGATGCGTTTCTACAAATAACCGAGATGGAGGGAAGATGACCCGAGAGGAACTCGAAAGCACGAACGAGCTCTACGACAGCCTGAGGGACGAATGGCTCTTTCATGTCCGTTCGTACTTCGGCGGGAAGATGTACAAGGAGGGCAACTACCTCCTGCAGCACCCGTTCGAGAGCTCGGCGAACTACGGCCGGAGAAAGGCCACGAGCTACTACTACAACTACTGCGGCCCGATAGTAGACATATTCGTCTCCCACCTTTTCAGGAAGGAGGCAGTGAGGGACTTCGGCTCTTTCTCGGGCGACAGTCTCTTCAGGCTCTTTTTGAAGGACGCCGACCTCGAGGGCAACACCTTCACCCACTTCATGCGCGACGCGCAGAGGTTCGCGTCCATCTACGGGAGAGTCTCAATCATAGTCGACAAGCCGCAGATGATACCGGTTACGAGGGCAGAGGCCGAGGAGTACGGCATAAGGCCGTACGTCGCGCTCGTGACCCCTGAAAACCTCCTCGACTGGTCTTTCGCAAGGCTGCCCTACTCGGGCAGGGTCGTGCTCGATTCTGTGAAGGTCAAGGAAGGGCCCGACACCTACAGGATATGGAACAGGGACGGCTGGGAGCTCTGGCAGGTGCTTGTCGCAACCGGCGAGGTGAGGCTCGCCGACGCGGGCTGGCACGGCCTCGGCGAAGTGCCAGTCGTCAACCTCTACAACAAGCGCACAGGCACGAGGATGGCCGGGGTATCGGACATCCAGGACATAGCGGACATAAACAGGAACATCTACTACCTCTGCTCGGACGCTCGCGAGATAATCGAGAACACCGCCTTCCCGATGCTCGCGGTCCCGTACTCGAGGGGCGGGGCAGAGGAGAAGGAGGTAGGGCCGAGGAACATACTCCAGTTCGACCCGGCCGAGCCGAACTCGCGCCCGTTGTGGCTCGAGGCCCCTCATTCGTCGCTCTCCGAGATACGCGAGTGGGTGCAGCGCGATATAGAAGAGATCTACAGGATAGCAAAACTCGGGGGCGTCCACGCCGCGGAGGCCTCCGTCACGAAGTCAGGGGTCGCGCTCGAGCTCGAGCACCAGCAGCTCTACGCCACCTTGAGCGAGAAGGCCGACAATGTCGAGCAGGCCGAGCAGAAGGTTTTGGAGCTGTGGGCCAGGTGGGAAGGCAAGGCCTTCGACGGAAGAGTCGACTATCCCGACGATTTCTCGATACGGGACATGGAGAGGGACCTGCGCAACGTCATCAGCGCGAAAGGGGCCTCGGTCGAGTCGGCGACCTTCAACAGGGAGCTTCAGAAAAAGATCGTGAGGATGGTGCTGCCCAAGACCGACGAGGCCCTGCTTGCGTCGATAAACGAAGAGATAGACTCGGGCGCGAAGCCGGAGCCCGTCTGAAAAAAGATTTACCAACAGGCGACACCCAGGCGCCTGCGCCAAGGGAAAAACGGGGGAATCAAAAGGAGGCTTTATCATGGTTGACGAACTCAAAACGGGCAACATCGAAGGGCAGTCGAGGGATGAATCGAGGGTGAGTTTTCTCCCGGAGCAGCAAGCCAGGGTCCAGGAGCTAATAGACGAGGCGTACAGGAAGGCGTATTCGAAGGCGCAGAAGTCGGCCTCGAACAACGCCGACGTCGAAAGGCTCAAGGCAGAGGTCGAAAGGCTCAGGGAGGACAGGAAGTCCGCCGCTCTTTTGCGCGCCATATCGCGCCACAGCGTGGTCGACGCAGATGAGGTGGCGGAGCTCTTGAAGAGCAGGGTCAGGGCCGACGAGGACGGGACGATGAGAGTCGTCGGAGCCTCCGGAGGAGCGAGGGTCAACGGAGCCGGAGAGCCGATGAGCGTCGAGGAGTTCGTCGACGCGTGGCTTCTCGACAGGCCCCATCACCTGAGGGTTGCGGCTTCGGCAGGCTCAGGCTCGCTTGGGGCGCGTCTCCCGTTGTCCGGCGCGAGATACGACCTTTCGGAGCCCTCCTCGTGGAGGTCGATGCCGCGCGAGGAGCTCGACAGGCTCCTGAAAGAAGGCGTCGACGTCAAGGGCGCGGCGGGCCAGAACTACAGGTTCAGGGACGTCAAGAACCCCTTCCTGGAAGCCCGGAAAAGAAAGTACCAGCCGGCCTGAGGGCCGGTCCAACTGACAGGAGGAAAAAAGTCTTATGGCTAACGAAGTAACTACAGCTGCAGGCTCGGCCGGCGAGTTGATCGCCGCGGAGATAGTCTCGAGGCTCGTGATAGACGCCGCATACGCTGAGGCCGTGCTGCCGCCTCTCGTGAGGGTCGCGGACATAAGCGCGGAGTCGACGCTGAGCGTCGATTTCCCGAAGTGGCCGCTCCTTACGGCTTCTGACCTCACGGAAGCCGCCGACATGAGCAACACGGCCGTCAACACCTCGTCCGTTCTCCTTACCGCCGACGAGGCGGGGATAATGATAACGGTCACGGACATGCTCCTGAACGGCGCGGGCCTCGGCGGCCTCGAGCCGTTCGCCACTGAGCTCGGCAAGGCTCTTGCATCGAAAATCGATGCCGACCTGCTTGCGAGCGCGTCGAGCTTCACCAACTCGGTAGGCACGACCGGGCTCGACATGACCGAGGACGATTTCCTCTCGGCCATCTATTCTCTCGAGCTCGGCAACGCCAAGGGGCCGTTCGTCGCGGTATTGCACCCCTACCAGGTGAGCAACCTCAGGAAGGCGATCGCCGCCTCTTCTGGCGCGGTCTGGGGCGGGCCTTCGACTCCAGCCGTCGACCTCGGCTCTCTCGGCACGCTCTACGGCGTCGACATAGTGCAGTCCACCAACTGCGCTTCCGTCAACGCCAACGCCGACAGACAGGGCGTGATGATGCCGCTCGGCAACCAGTCAGGGCTCGCCTATGTCCTCAAGACGGGCGCGAAGACCGAGTTCCAGAGGGACGCCTCGATGAGGGCTACCGAGATAGTCGTCACCGCCGTCTACGGCCACGGCTGCGTTAACGCGGCCGCCAACGGCGGAGTAAAGATAATAACTAACCACGAGTAAAAGGGGAAGCCGGGGACGGGCTCTCAGAGCCCTCCCCGGCGACTTGAAAAAATGGCGATAGACACGGGCTCATTATTTAAAAAAGGTTTCATGCCGCTCGCGGCAAACGCTTACGCTGCGGTTTCGTGGCAGGGAGAAGCGCTGCGCAACTTCTGGATGTGGAACGGCCAGCTCTCCGAGGGGCCTTGCGGGAAGACCATCCAGACCGTCCAGGTCGCCGACCTCAAGGAGGCGAGCCTTCGCTTCTGGCGCGACAGGTGGGTGCCCTTGAGATGGGACGAGGCTCTCTTGAGACGGATGGAAGATTGTCTGAGGCGGCACAGGGGGCTCAAGACGCAAGGCGTCGCTTTTCCTGATACGCCGTTTCTGCAGCCTCCAGCTCCGATACCGGATGAGTGCCTTACGCCGGAGGTCCTGAAGCTGATGTCGGAAGGGGGCGCGAAGTGAACGAGAGAAAGGCAGTCGAGAAGCTCATTAAAAGAATTTACGACGAGAGGCTCAGGCGCACGGGCAGGCTGCCTTCGACCGGCGAGACAAGGGATATCGAACGCAAGGCCATGGAAACGGCAGAGGCTGCGGAGAACAGGAAGAGCAGGAAGTAGACGGCACAGCGGCACTGGAGGAGAAGATGAAGCAGCAGTTCCTGGCTGAGACGCCTGACACGTTCAGGACATACATTTACGAGTTCAATCTGAAGGCCGTGCCCGACGCGGCCGCGATAACGATCTGGAGGCCCGTGGGCTCCGTGCTCGTTGCAGGCGCGCCGATGTCGATAGGCGCCGACGGGCTCCTTTCCTATGAGCTCACGGCTTCAGACAACCAGACGCCCGGGCTCGACTATAAGGCGCAGATCGAGTATTCCCTGGACGCGAAGACCCACTACGCCGTCCTTTTCTATGACGTCGTGCGCTCGAGGCTCGCAAAGGTCATAACCGACGACGACATCTTCTCTGAGCTGCCGCAGCTTTTGGACAGAGGCTGGAGCGTTACCGGGGCGGCCGAGAATGGAACGGACGCGACCATAGTCGATAGCCGCCTCAAGAGGTACGCCGAAGGCTACTTCACCGGAGGAGTAGCCGAAGTCCCGTCAAAGGGCGAGACGAGAGAGATAAGGGGTTTTGACGCGGCAACAGGCACCCTTTCGGTCGAGGCCTTCTCGACCGCTGTCGCCGCAGGAGATAAGTACCTCCTGACGAGGTCTTTTTCGAGGGAGATACAAAGGGCGTTCGAGAAGCTCGAGGACGAGCTCAAGCGCCTGGGCAAGAGGCCGCACCTGGTGCTCGACTCGAACGACCTGAGGGAGGCGCACATATACCTGTCGGTAGCAGAGGCGTGCAAGGGGCTCGCCTCCGACAGCAAGGGGATCTGGTGGGAGCTCTGGAAAGAGTACGAGGGCAAGGCCGTCGCGGCCTACTCGGGCCTTCGCCTCAAGTACGATTACTCGGGCGACGGGTCGATAACCGGCGCCGAAGGCGAGCTCTCGTTCGGATCGCTCAAGGCGGGAAGGCGCTGATGGGGTACGAAACAGTTGCGGCCATAACCGGCAATATCGAGAGCGCCCTGAAAGGCGAGGGGCTGAATGTCGTCAGGAGATCGCTCGACCTCAAGGGCTCCGTACCGGCCGGGATGATGCCGCTTGCCCAGGTGCTCTTCAAGGGAGAGGCTTTCGAGAATACCTTCGGAGAGAGGCCGTTGCGCGCCGAGGCTTTGTTCGGCGTGAGGATAATAATACCGGAGAAACCCGAGAGGACAGACGCGCGCGAAGAGCAGATGTGGGCGCACCGGGCGAGGGCGGCCCTCACGGAGGAGGCTTTGAACGGCGGCGTCCTTGCTTCCTCGAGGCCGGTGTCGAAGGTGTTGATCGATGGCTTCGAGGTCGCAGGCAACGGCGGGTTCTCGATGGTAACGATGGAACTGAAGGCAAGGTACAGGGAATCCTGAAGATGAGGAGGCGTTGATGTCGACTAACAGGCTCTGCCTCGCGATAGGCGAGGAGGCGGCGAGGGGCACTAAGGAATCAACAACCGTAGGGTTCGTTCCGCTCCTGGACCCGGCGATACCGAAGATGGAATTCGACGACCGCAGGACAAAGGAGTTCAGGGGCGAGGAGGCGGTGAAGGGGGATGCGGCCGTCGTCCGCATGGGCCAGAGGTGGAGCGCGTCTGTCAGCATGCCATTTTACACCGAGGCGGGCGCTTCAAAGGGGATTGTCGGCACGCTCCTGAAGCACTTCTTCGGGAGATGCTCGTCGGTCGAGAACGGCGCGACCGGGCAGTTCACGCACATGATGAGCCCGTCCGGGGACCCGTTTTCAGAGGCCAATATCGGCGGCAAGGGGCTTACCCTCAACCTCAACATCAACGAGGGCAGTATCGTCAGGAACTGGCCGTACACCGGCGGCAGGGTCAGGGCTTTGTCGTTCGAGCAGGACCCCGGCTCTCCCTTGAAGCTCACGGCAGAGCTCGTGGGGCAAAAGAGGGCGGACGCCGAGGCCGAGATAGCCGGGACGGTATTTTGCGCGGAGCCGTTGAGGTGCGATTACAGGAATCTCAGCATCTACACGGGGGCCGTTACCAGGGCCGGGGCCGCGCCTGACTTCAGCGGCTTCTCGTTCAACGGGGCCGTCCGCGTCAAGCCGGACAAGGTCGTTATAAAGATGGAGAACGGGCTCGAGGACGCCATGCGCCTCTCTGGCACAGACTACCCGGACAGGACGAGGGCAGGCCAGTACAAGGTCACGGCCGAGGTGACGATCGACTGGGAAGACCCGGCGAGCGGCTTTTCATCTGCAGCCGAGTTCAGGAGCTGGATGGCTTCCCCCGGCTCGTCAAATCTGTTCTTCCACTGGGACACAGGCGCACAGGCCGGGTCGGGCGGCAACCACGCGCTCTTCATCGACCTGCCGAGGCTCGTGCGCACTGGAGGAGAGCCCGAGTACAAGCTCGACAAGGAGCCGGTCGTCACGCTCAGGTACGAGGGGCTATACGACGCGTCGACAGGCTATCAGGCCGCGGTAATGCTCGTCAATACCGCACAGGCCGTATAAGGCGGACAACTTCAGGGAGGGCAGATGGCCATCATCAGCTTTGACAGGGACTCGATAGTCGACTATATACCCGAGTACGGCGGGAACAGGGAGAGCGCCGACCCGTGCGTCGTGACGCTCAGGTTCGTGCCGTACTCGAGGGTCCAGGAGTACTCGCGCCTGCTGGCCGCGAGGACGAGAGGGGTGGCAGACCCGGTAAGGGTCGCCGAGCTGACGCAGCATGTCCAGAAAAAGCAGTTCGTCGAGAACGTCGAGGCAGTGAGCGGGTACTTCGTGGGAGAGAAGAAGGTGAGCTCTCCGGGGGAGTTCTTCGAGACGGCCGACACGGACCTCGTCCTCGAGGTCATAGGCGCTATGGAGTCGATGTCGCGCCTCACCGAGGGGCAAAGAAAAAACTGACAACGGGCTTGCGCTGGTCGCTGAGAAAAAGCGCGAGCCCGTTCGATTGCGAAAAGTGCACTGAAAGCGACAAGGCAGCGAGGAACTGCTCGAACTTCAAGGGGCTCTCCGAGAGGGCGAGGGCCGTCGAAGCGTATGACGCGGGAGTTGCCGGGGAGATAGCCTCGAGGAAGTGCTCGAAGGTCGTGAGCCTCGGGGACCTGAGGCTCTACGAGTGCCCGTTGAGCTACATAACCGAGGAGACCTTCGAGATGATGAAGACCGTTTTTCTGACAGAGAGTGCGAAGATGCCTTACATGGACGGAGGCCTGGCGAACCAGCCCTGCTGGGCTGTAGAGGCATTCGAGATATACCAGTTTGAAAGGGCGAGGGCGACCTGTGAAAAAAATGGATGAACGGCGTTTCAATGACCTCTACGGCGGCGAGATGTCGAGGCTTTCTGACATCTCGGCAACTTCGACCCTCAAGTACACGACGAGCGTTGCGAGGGCCTTCAACGAGCTGAAAAAAGACATAGAGCGGCTCTCAGGCAGCTCTCTGGAAGATTCCGGGGCAAGGAAGGTCGAGAAGCTCAAGGAAAACCACGCCCTCTACATGGAGGAGCGCACGAGGCAGGCTGCCCGTGAGAGGGCGTTCGAGGCGGCCAGATACGCCGAGATAGAAGAGCTCGACAGGGCGAGCTGGGGCGCGAGGGCTGTGCAGGCGCAGGCAGGCGCGGCCGTCATCGCGAACACGCTCCAGAACCTGTACGTCGCCACCGGCAGCAGGCACAAGGCGATGTTCGAGGCGATGAAGGCGTTCGCTATCGCGGAGACCGTCATCCAGACATACAGGGCCGCGCAGGGCGCCTACGCCTCTCTCGCTCCCATACCGGTCGTTGGGCCGGCCCTCGGGGCGGCCGCTGCCGCAGCGGCGATAGCCTCGGGGCTTGCGCGGGTCGAGCAGATAAGGAGCACGGCCCCCGGCAACGCTACCGGCACGATAAACTCTTCCGGCAGGGCCAACCCGCAGTACTCCGGCGGCTCTCCCGGAGCATACCCTGCGCCCGTAAGGCTGGAGGACGCGAAGCCGTCACAGCAGATAACGGTGCAGATATACAACCCGCTCTCCGAGCAGAACTGGCAGAAGATAGTCGAGGACAACATCGTCCCGGCACTGAGGGACGCAGGCGACAGGAACGTCGCCGTGAACATCAATAAAACGGCTTGACGGGGCAGGTTATATGGCAGACTGGGCAAAGATAAAATTCTACTGGAAGTCGATCCTCGGCTCCGAGGGCTCGACGATAGAAGCGAGCTCTACTTTCGTCACGACGAGCGCCGCCAACATCACAAGCATGCTCGAGACGAGCCTGTGGCAGGCTTCGCAGAGCCAGGGGCCTCATATCATAACCTTTGACTCCGGCGCCGGGTTTGCTCATGGAGCAGATTATCTGGCTGTCGCCGGGCACAACTTCTCTTCTTCCGGCGCGCTCGTCAAGCTTCAGTATTCCCAGGACGGGACCGTCTACCAGGACGCCTTCGCCCCGTTCACGCCGTCATCAGACAGGGCCTTCGTAAAGGAGTTCGCCAATCCAGGAGCATTCAGGTTCTGGAGGGTCGTGCTCGAGGGGACGATGAGCGCGCCTTTCATATACGTCTGCTCGCTCGGGGAGATGACCGTGCTCGACTACGCCAGTGCGTCGTTCGACCCGAACGAGCAGGAGGTCAAGGCGTCGGTCAACCTGAGCCACGGCGGTTACCTGGCCGGCTCTCACGCGAAGCACACCGAGAGGTCGATGAGCATACGGTTCGACGACGCCGACTCTTCGCTGTACGCGAAGGTGGCCGAGTGGTGGGAAGGCAACAGGGGCTCTAATTTTTTCGTCGCGTGGGAGATCTCGAACCACCCCGAGGAGGTCTTCCTGATGAGGCCTGAGGCGAGGTTCTCGAACCCGCTCAAGTCAGGCGGGGCCGCAAGGGACATAGTCCTGTCACTTACCGGAAGGAAGGAGTAGAAGGCGAGTTATATGACAGACATGCGCATACAATTCAGCGAAGAGATGGTAGGAGCCGGACACCCGGCGAAATCCGACACAATGAACCGCCTCGGCCTCGTCGAGCACAACGACGACGGCACGCACAATTTGCTCACGAAGGTCACAGACCCCTGGATCGATGTCAGGGCCTATGGAGCCATAGGCGACGGCGTGACCGACGACTCTGCCGCGATTCAAGCCGCCATCGACGCATGGGCGGCCTTAGACTCCGGCGTCCTGTTCTTCCCTCCGAAGAAGTTCAGGATTGGCACGGCCCTTTCCAATACCTTCTCCGCCAACAAGTACGGCACGCACAGGATTTCCGGCTACGGAGCGACGATACTTCACGGAGGGTTGACGGCCGGGACGGCCCTTACGCTTACGGGCAACGCCGTCGTCAGGTACATAGATATCGTCGGCCTCAAGTTCGACGGGGAAGGGACTGCCCTCAACGGCCTCGTCATAGACGGCGGCAACCCGGCCTCGAAGTTCTTCTACCACTCGGCCGTCGAGGATGTGAAGTTCGAGGGCTTTTTAGGCAACGGCTTGAAGCTCACGGGCAGCTTTTTCGAGAGCCAGCTTATGAGGGTGCACGGGAACGCCCCTGCCGCGAACACGACAGGCTACCCGATATATGTCGACAACGGGGCAAGCGGGGCCATATCGAGCCTCGAAGTAGTGTCCTGCACGACCGTTCACGGCAAGCACGGCCTCTATGTGAAGTCCCCCGTTTCCGATGTGAAGATGTACGGCGGCACTTACATACAGGCGCAGGACTACGGCGTCTACTACGAGAACATCCAGGGCGGGGAGATAAGCGGAGTCCATGTCGAGAACAACTGGCAGAGCGCGGCTGACATCAATTCGGGCGGCCCGGGCCTCTATGTGACGGGCGGGGCGACGGTCTCGGGCGTATTCGGCACGACCAACTCCAGGCAGAAGTATGTAGTAGGGGCCTACGCCGGGGCAGGGAGCCGCATGGTCATAATCGGCGGCAAGGGTGTGGGCTCGACCGTAAAGTACGGTACATTCCAGGCCAACGCCGCAGGCAGTCTCGTCCTCATCGGCATGGACTCACTCGGGTACGACATGACGGCCGGCGCTCAGTATGTCGACCTCGGCAACGGAAGGGTCGACAGCCCATACAAGGGCAAGAGGTACAACTATGTCGCTTACGGAGCCGCTATCTCGCCGAACCTCGCTCTCGGCAGCTATGTGAGGGTCGCCAACCTCACCGGCGACATCACGGTCAACGCGCCGACAGGCACGCCGTCAAACGGGGACGAGATTGTTTTCCTGTTCAAGCAGGACTCTACCGGCGGCCGGACGATAACTTTCGCGACAGGGGCGGGCGCCTATGTCGCGGCTCCGGCGTGGTCGCCTACGACTACGGCCTCGACGAGGACCATCGTTCGTTTTACTTATGACGGCGGCGAGAACAGGTGGTTCATGGAAGATTCGGGCTCTACAGGCATGTAGCCCGCAATGGCGCGACTGCCGCCTTTTCAAGTCTTCAGGGAGAAAAAAATGGCGATGACCCTAAGCCCGAGGTTTTTGAAAGAGCTCGGGAAGTGCTCGAATATCTCGAATGTCGTAGTGGAGTTCGAACTCGACAGCGGCCCCGCAAGGTTCGGCTTTCACGGAAGGAACATTCTTCCTCCCGCCGTCTGCAGGGCCGACGGGGCCTGGCTTGCCGACGGGACGCAACGCGCGTGCGGCAGCGACGAGCTCCCGTTGGTTGTCCCTGCGCTCAAGGCCGTCTCTTCCCTCCAGAACAAGATCGACGTGCGCTCCGGGTACACGACGAGAGGGCAGTTCACCGCCGTGATAACCGGGCGGGAGAACTTCGCCGCTCTCGTAAGGGACGAGTACCTCAAGAACAGGCGCGTCATTCGCAGGGACGGCTTTGTCGCCACAGGCTTCACATGGCTCGACTACGCCCCGACCTTCACAGGCAGGGTCCTGGACTGGTCGAGGAGGGGAGACGAGCTCACCGTCGTCGTGGCCGACGACCTGAAGGAAGCCTCGGCGAAGATACCTGCTGAGACCGAGGCGAGGACCGCGTACATCGACTACCGGTGGATGAACCCCGTCGACATCATGACCGACATCATCGTCGGAAGGCTCGGCATAGACCCTTCCCTTGTAGACCTCGACGCTTTCGCTGCAGAAAGGGACCGCTGGCTCGAAAGCTGGAAGTTCAACAGGGTGCTCGCCGAGCCGGTGGAAGCAAACCAACTCCTCAACGAGCTGCAGGTCGAGTCGAACTCCTTCATCGTCCACGACGGCGAGAAGATAAGCTTCAAGGTCTTCGCCCCGCCTGTGCCGGGCCAGGCGGTAGACGAATGGACAGAGAGGACCTTCCTGAGGGACTCTTTCTCGCTCAAGGCGGGCTACAGGGAGGGCTTTTGCAACAGGGTCGTCGTCTATTACGACTACGACGAGTCGGGCTCCGACAGGGAGGGCAATTTCGAATCTGCGGTGATAGCTGTCGACGCGGCTTCCCAGGACGCTTTCGAGTGGAACGAGACGGCTACGAAGACGGTGAAGAGCAGGTGGATAAGGTCTTGTGTTTTCATGGAGTCCACGCCCATCCCCGGGGTCAAGGTCTGCCACGCCTCGACCGCGAACGGCACTGGCACAGGGCTGTTGTCCTTTGACGCCGCTTCGAGAAGCCTTGCGTGGACCTCTCCGTCCGGCGCGCCGGGAGAGGCGGCAAGGCTCACGCGCGACGGCAAGTGCCAGGTATATGACGCCGACGCGAACAGGTATTTGAGGGTGCTCGTCGACACAGCCTCTCTTCCGGCGCTCAACGCCTCGACTGAGGTAGAGTTGTCGGATGCGGGCGGCGCCGGTCATGCATCGACCCTCGCGGCAAAGCTCCTCAACCGTTACAGGGACCCCGTGGCGACTGTGAGCTTCGACGTCGACATAAACTGCATGGCTTCGGGCTCGAGTTTCCTGAAACCTACCGACATGAAAGACCTGACGACATATGAGGCGTGCTCAAAGGGCGCGTCAGGCTGGGTCAGGAACAGGATAATGCTCACGAGCGTGCGCCCGGATTTCGCCTCCGGCACCGTCTCGGTCGAAGGTGTGGAGACGAAGATGTCGAGGCGGTACGCCTTCATAGCCCCGGCCGGTCTGCCCGGCTACGGCGGCGCTTCGGCCGAGGACAGGGAGTACGGGTACATCGGTGACGCGTCCAATATGACCGGCGGGGCCGATGGATATCATATCTGGTAAGGAGGGTTCATGGCAGCGCCTACTTTTTCATGGAACGATATAACGTCAGCGGCAACCGACGCGGAAAGCCCGATAGACACGACCCTCATGGAGGGGATAAGGAGAAACCTTGTCCACCTGAAGGAGTGGCTCGGGTCAGGCTTCACGCCTGCCGTAGACCACGACCATGACGGGCTCAACAGCAAGAGCGTCGTCCTCGCAGACACGGTCGTGACGGTCGCGAAGCTCAAGTGCGCGAGAGGTTCGTTCGGAGCTTCCACCGGCGGGATTTTTTACATACCCGTCGCCGGGTACTCGCACCTGCCGAGCATAAGCAAGACAGGCTCGACCTACGCCGTTCAATTGCTTTTGCAGACGCGCCAGTTCCCGTCGACCACGGGAGAGGTCTGGGAGGTGAGCGTGCAGGCGCACGTCGACAACACGGAATACTTCAGCGTCTACTGGGACTACCACACCAATTAGGAGGAAACGGAATGTACATAGAGGTACTTCACGACGTCAACGGCAACATAATGGCCTGCTACTGCTCCGACACTCTCCCGGCCGACCCGGCTTCGCTGATGCTCGCTTTCAGCGGAGTGCCCGAGGGGCTCACCCACGCGAGGCTCAACATAGACACGGCCACTGCGATGGAGATAGAAAGCGCGAGCGCGCCGAAGGCGGTAGTAGACCCGGCAACCGGGCAGGCGAGGATTGAGAAGACCGACAGGACGAAGTTCGTCATGGACAACTTCATCGCCGACATCTCCAGCTCGAGCGTCCTCTCCGGCGTGAACATGCTGGGAGTGAGGGCAAAGGCGTGAGCATGTATGAGATGAAGGACGCCGAGCACTTCGCCGACATGATAGCCGAGAGGCTCTCGTCGAGGTTCGGCGCGTGCTCGTTCACGAGAGAGGAGCAGGAGGCCGTCAAGGACCTCCTGAGGACCAAGAGGAACGCCGTCAGGGCGTTCCTGTGGCTGTGCGGCGCTGTGATGCTGTGGGTGCTCAAGGACGTTTACGTCTACCTCGCGAGCCACCTGGCGCTCAGATAGGGGGACCGATGAGCCTTTCGGAAAAGCAGAGAAGATTCCCGCTGATGGTCGCGGAGCTCATAAAAGAGGCCTACGGCGCAGGCTACGAGCTCACCTTCGGCGAGGCGTTCAGGACCGAGGCGCAGCAGAGGCTGTACGTGAGCTCGGGGAAAAGCCGGACCATGAGCTCTTTTCACATGAAGAGGCTGGCAATAGACTTCAACCTTTTCAGGGACGGGGTCTACATCACCGACGCCGGGCTTTACAGGCCGCTTGGCGAGATGTGGGAGGCCATAGGCGGCAGGTGGGGCGGCAGGTTCGGAGTAGCTCCGGCCGATTACCAGGAAAAGACCGGATGGGACTCGAACCATTTCGAGTATGCGGAGTGA